TTCAGTGAGCCCGTGGCGCGCCTGGACTCCCACCTCATGCGCCACCGCTCGCGACTCGCCGGGCAGGTGGCCCAAAGCGATTACGACATTTACGCCGACGTGTGATATGCTCCGGCGCAACCCACGGAGGTGTGCATGAGTTTCGGTAGCAAACCCAAGACCCCAATGGCCCCGGCGCCAGTACCCACTGTCGCCACGCCCGCGGTCGAGGCCGCCGCCGAAGCCGCACGCCGTCGGGAACGCACCGCATCTGGTCGTGCCGCCACGATGCTGACGAACCGGGAGAGCTACTCGTCGCCGATGATCGGCACCACCAAGCTGCTCGGCGGCTAAAGGATCACCATGTCTGTCCTCTACATCACCGAATTCGCCAACAGCGGCAACTCGAACAGTGGAGCACAACTCCCAGTGGGCACGCTTCCTGCTGTGGCTGAGCAGGCTGTGTCGTTTACCACGTCGAGCGTGCAGAGCGCCGTGTTCAACGAGAACACCAAGTTCATCCGGGTGCACACCGACGGCAATGCGTTCATCCTCTCAGGTGAAAACCCTACATCCACCACCGGCAAACTGAAGATCGCGGCCAACTCGACCGAATACTTTGCGGTGAAGCCCGGACATCGGCTCGCCGTCATCGGACTCGCCTAAATGGCCACTCCGACCCCCGACAGCTACACGTTCACGCCTGGCACGACGCTTTACGCGGGGTTGCCTACGCCTGTACCCAACGAGATGCGCTTGAGTTCAGTGAGCGGAACGCTGACGGACTACCCATATCAATTCGGCAGGCCGTTCAAGCCGGGCGTTATCTCGAACTTCCCACAGGTGCTCATCAACGGCACGCCCGTGACCACACAGGCTGATGTGAAGACCCGCCACGCTGATGGCTCGGTGAAGTTCGCTGTCTTGAGCATTGTTGTGCCCAGCCTGCCAACGACAGAGACTGTGCTGACCTTCCAGAATCAGGCGTCGGTTATCAGCACACCCGAAACCATCGCCAACATGCTGGCGAACTACGACTTTGAGGCCACGATCAACGTAGCGGTTTCGGGTACGCCTGTTGCTGGTGCTCCGGTGTCAGCCCGCACCATGCTGACCGCGCTGTCTGATGCCTCTCTGGCCGCTGAAACAGCCGCAGGTGGCGTGAACTCTCGGTACTGGACGCAAGGCCCCATCTGCACGACCGTCCTGCTGCACGACCACACGACCAAGACATACGACATTGGGACCAACGCCACGAAGGCGATACGGCCCATGTTCATCGTTCAGTTCTGGCCGACCATTGGTAAGTACCACGTTCGCCACATCCTGGAAGCGGGTGACGTTACCAAGCTCAAGGACGAAACGGGTCTGACCGTCACGTTCACCACCGGACAGGCATCGCCAGCCACTCGACTGACGCAATCGGGTGTGTATGTGTACGCAGCAATGTTCCAGAGCCGCGCCTATTGGGGTGGCACTGACGTTCCACGCTGCAACGCAAATCACAGCATTGCCTATTTGTCTGATACGGGCGTGATGCCAAACCACGATCCAAGCATCGTTTTGAATGCAGCAGGGGTTGCAAGCTACGGCACCGATTGGGCTGGTCGGAGCAAGGCACTCGGGGAAAGCGGCTACTGGACAAAGTTCATGCCCAACACGGGCGGGCGCCAAGACATCGGGTTGGTTACCAAGTGGGACATTGTGGCTCTGTATTCCGGTGCCGCCCACATGCACGAGATTGTCGAATCCAACTGCGAACTGGCAGGAAGCTGGAACTTCTTTTTCCGTGAAGGCAGCGCGACCAAAACCACGTTTGGTTCGGTGCCGGGTCGAGGCCGGATCGTTTCCAAACTCTCTCGGCCAACCCAGTTTCTGTATGACGGCAACGTCTACATGAACTTTTCTACGTTCGCCGAGGATTTGTTTGTGATCGACGGGACGCTGGCGGTTTCTCCTGCCGCCTGGACCAATGATTCGGCGCACACACCTGGGCTGTTCTGGACTTCCTACCTGACAACCGGGTCGTTTTTCTGGCTTGAAAAGCTGCAACAACTGGCGGCATGGAACCAATTTATCCCGAACCCCGGTTCAGGCGGCTATGACGGCTCGGCCAATGGCCCGACCAAAACCGATCTTGTGCTCAACGGGGTGCAGCAACGTGGTTGGGGGTGGCAGATTCGCAACCGGGCGCGAGCCTGGTGGGCCTCCGTGGACGGTTCGCCCGAGCGTGATCTTTTCGACAGGGCTATGACTGACGCAATCGCACAGCAAGCGGGGCTGTACGACATACCTGGGCTGCTGGTTGGCAACAGGATTCGTGACGAGTGGAACGCGAACTATCTATCAGTTCTCGGCAGTTCTGGCGTAACGCCTCGCCCCAATGCTCTGTCGTTTTGGTCGGCTCGCGGCAACTACAGCCGTGCAGATGTTGGTAACGTGGGGTCAACTGGGCAGGTGCCCGACGACTATACAAGCGGTACGGGGGCAGAAGCCCCTTGGCAACGGAACTTCATGGCGATGTGTTCTTACCATGCTGCTGAGCTTGGGTTTGCTCCGGCAAAAGGGATCGCCGACTGGCTGGCTAAAACGACTGTTGGCACGGCAAACAGTTCAAAGCCCAGAACCCTTTCGGATTACGTGATCCCCACCCTGAAGGCGGGTGACGCCTATTACCAAACTCTGGAAGACATATGGGATGGCTGGGCGAACGTAGGAACCCTAAACATTCCGGGCACCTCTGGGTTTCTACCTTCGGGACCGCCAAACAGCTATGCCGCAACCTTGGACAGCTACGAGGCATATGCAGCTACCACCATAGCGATGGCGAAGGGTCTGCCGGGTCAAGAAACAGCTTGGGCTTTTGTTGAGCCGTACCACCAGAACACAGGGTATTACGTCTATGACCCGCGCTATGCAATCATTCCGAGGGTGTAAAAATGGCGCTTCCTAATCCAACACACCCCGCCGCTGGGGGATTGAGCCTGCTGGCCGACGCGGCAAACAACTTTTACGACTACGTGGCAGAGGTTGCACCCACACGGGTAGGAGCAGCGTTTTCAACGATCAGCACACCGCTCGGCGTTGCATGGGAGGGTAATGGCGCGAGTTACCTAAACTTTGGCGCACGCACGGAGATTGCCCCAACGGGCGGGTCAACCGGCTCCATGCTCACGGTGTTTCGGTTGTCCAACTCAGCGGGCGGCGGTGGATATTTGGGTGGCAAGGCGGGTGCTTTGTGGGGCATTACGCAGTATGTGTTTTCGCAGCAGTTTTTTGGCGGGTTTGCGAATAGCGACACCAACGCACGATACCCGGACACAGACGTACCAGGCGCCCTGCTTTCGTTCGATGACAAGGACGTGGCTTTCCTGATTACGTGGGATGGCACCACGACCGTGGCTGCCGTCAAGAACCTGACAGACGATGGGCCGGTGCTTCGCCTTAGTCGGGCTTTGTCCACCACTTACGGGGACAACTCGGCCATTCTTTACAACATCTTTGGTGGTGGCAATGGTGCCCTTCCGCTTAACAGCGCATCGGCCATCATCGCCCAAGCTGTATGGGGCAGCACGGCTCTGAGTGAGTCGCAGGCAAACACCTTGTTGGCCAATCCTGTTGCGCTCTGGACTGCTTTTGATGACACCACCCCCACGCTGACTGGCGCGATCACCGAAGTCAGCAAGACCGAGAACAGTATTTCCATCTCGTGGCCTGCTGGTGCGGACAACGTGGCTGTGACCAGATACGAGGTGAGCACGAACGGAGGTTCATCGTGGACCGACACGGGAAACACCACGCTGTCGCGCACGTTTACCGGGCTTACCGCTTCGACCGCCTACGCGATTCATGTTCGCGCAAAAGACGCGGCAGGCAACGTCAGCACCCCGGCGCTCACGACATCGATCACGACGCTGGCACCCGACACGACCGCCCCCAGCTTTGGAGCTGCAACCCTCAGCGCCGGAACTAAGACCAACTCGTCGATTGCCCTGAGCACGTCGGCCGTCGCCACCGACAACGTCGCGGTGACCGGCTACGAGTGGAGTTCAGACAACGGCGCGACCTACCCGTTTACGTCGCTGTCCAACAGCTTCACGTTCACCGCGCTCACGGCGCTGACCGCGTACAACTTCCGGGTGCGAGCCTACGATGGAGCCGGCAACCGCAGCACTCACCTGTCGCTGACGACGAGCACCTACCGTGCAGGTGACACCGGCCAGTTCATCATCGACAACACGGGCCCAGTCGGTGGGAACCCTGCCGGCATCCTCTACAACGATGTCGTGTTGCCCGGAGATGCTGACAAATGGTTCAGCTTCCTCATCACCACACCGCCGGCCAACGCTGGCTCGCTGACGATTGATCCGCAGGGCCGGTTCACATGGGTCGGCATGTCGGCTGACAGCTTCTACTACCAGTTGGAGGTGGAAGGCGCGAACGTCGGCTCACCGGTTCTTGTGTCGCTGGGCCCTGCAGGCCCAACACCGTTGAACGCCACCAAGCGTACCCCCAACGGTATGATCGGCTTTTGGAACAGGTAGGAATAACCATGCAAGACGCCGCCGAACTGTGCCGGGTGTTCGCCAATCTCAAGGGCCTTCGGGGCACTTGGGAATCCCATTGGGAAGAAATTGCCGAGCGCATCCTGCCCCGGCAGATGGGGTTCGTCGGCGAGCGCACCGACGGGGAGAAGCGCACCCAAAAGGTCTTCGACTCCAAGCCCATGATCGCGCTGGAGCGTTTCGCGGCCGTCATGGACTCCATGCTCACGCCGCGGCAGTCCCGCTGGCACAACCTGCGCACGACCGACGACAACCTGAACGCCGACTTCGAGGTCAAGGACTGGTTCTACAAGGTCAACAACATCCTGTACGACGCGCGCTACAGCCCGCGCGCCAACTTCTCCGGTCAGAACTCTGAACGCTGGACCTCGACCGGCGCCTTCGGCAGTGGTGCCCTGTTCATCGACTTCGAGCCGGGCGTCGGCCTGCGCTACCGCTGTGTGAACCTGCGTGACCTGTTCCTGCTGGAAAACCACCAGGGTGCCATCGACACGGTGTACCGCCAGTTCAAGTTCACCGCGCGCCAGGCCGCGCAACGCTGGGGTGCTGACCGTCTGCCCGAGTCGATCCGCAAGTGCCTCGACAACCCGAACCGCATCCACGACAAGCACGACTTCCTGCACGTCGTGGCGCCGCGTGGCGACTTCGACGGCACCCGTGCCGACGCCCGGGGCAAGCCGTTCGGCTCCTACTACATCGCGCTGCGCGACAAGGTGTACGTGGCCGAACCAGGGGGTTACAACACGTTCCCCTACTCGATCAGTCGCTACGTCACCGCACCCGATGAGGTGTACGGTCGCGGGCCGGCGATGTGCGCGTTGCCCGACATCAAGATGCTCAACGAGATGGCCAAGACGGACATCCGCGCTGCACACAAGCTCATCGACCCACCGATCCTGCTCCACGACGACGGGGTGCTCGGTGGTGGCGCCAAGACCGTGAACATGCGACCCGGTGGGTTGAACGTGGGCGGTGTCAACCGCGACGGTCGCCAGTTGATCCAGCCGTTCATGAGTGGCGCTCGTGTGGACATCGCCGAAGAAAAGATGAACCAGCGCCGCGGCGCGATCGACGACGCGTTCCTCGTGACCCTGTTCCAGATTCTCGTGGAGACGCCGCGCATGACGGCCACCGAGGCGCTGATCCGTGCACAAGAGAAGGGCATGCTGCTGACCCCCACCATGGGTCGCCAGCAGTCCGAGGCGCTGGGTCCGATGATCGAGCGCGAGATCGACTTGCTCGCCTTCCACCGCGTCCTGCCCCCGATGCCCGACATCCTGCGCGAAGCCGGTGGCGACTACAAGATCGTGTACGACTCGCCGATGAGCCGGATGCAGCGGGCCGAGGAACTGGTGGGCGTGCAGCGCACCATGGAACTGCTGGCCCCGTTCGCACAGATCAACCCCGAGGTGCTGGACGTGTTCGACCCCGACGCGCTGGCCCGCCTGACCGCCGAGGTCTCCGGTGTGCCCACCCCGGTTATGCGCTCCCCCGAGGCGATGCGCCAGTTGCGCGCGGACCGCGCGGCGCAGACCGAGCAGGCCAACATGGTCGCCGCGGCACAGCCGCTGGCCGGTGCAATGAAGGACGCAGCACAGGCGCAAGCACTTTTGCAAGGCGCATGAAACTCAACCCACTGGTTCTCTGGCGCTCGCGCGCCTACCGCAACACGTTCAACAACCCCGAAGGTAAGAAGGTTCTGGCTGACCTTCGGCGGTTCTGCCGGGCGACCTTGCCGTCGGCGGATGTCAACAATGTCCAGACCACCTACCTTCTCGAAGGCCGTCGTGAGGTGTGGCTGCGAATCCTGGGCCACCTGAACATGACCGACGAGGACATCATGAACCTGGTTGAGCCAAGCTCGACTGATTACGAGGTGAACACATGAGCGAAAATGCTGCCGCCCTGCTGGGCGATAACGGCGCTGCGACCCCTGCCGCTGGCGCACCCACGACCCCGGTCGTCAATGGCACCCCTGTCACGCCGCCCAGTGGGGGAACCGCCCCATGGTACGGTCAGGCCGATGAGGCGACCGCCGCCTACATCACGAACAAGGGTTGGGACAACCCGATCAAGGCCATCGAGAGCTACCGCAACCTGGAGAAGTTTGCCGGTGGGTCCAAGAACCTGCTGGAAATACCCGGCCCGGACGCTGAGCCCTCGAAGCTCGACGAGTTCTACAACCGACTCGGCCGCCCCGACGCGCCCGAGAAGTACGACCTCAAGGTGCCCGATGGTGGCAGTCCCGAACTCACCGACTGGTTCAAGCAGACGGCCCACAAGCATGGTCTGACCACGAAGCAGGCCGGTGCGCTGTTCAACGAGTGGAACGCCAAGTCCGGCGAGACCATGCAGTCGATGGAGGCCGAGGCGCGGCAGCAGTCGGAGAAGGCCATCGGCGACCTCAAAAAAGAGTGGGGTCAGGGCTTCGACAAGCAGATCAACATGGGCAAGCGCGCCGTCGCCGCGCTGGGTTTCGACCAGACGGCTCTGAGCGCCTACGAGGCCAAGCTGGGCACCGCCGACATGCTCAAACTGTTCGCGAAGCTGGGCTCGAAGATGGGCGAAGATTCGTTCGAAGATGGCAACCGTGGCGGTGGTTCAGGGTTCGGCACCACGCCGGCCGAGGCCCGTCAGCAGATCGCCGACCTGAAGTCGGACAAGCAGTTCATGGACGCCTACATGAAGGGCAGCACGGAGCATGTGAACAAGATGCGCCGCCTCATGGAGTCCGCCAATGCTTAACCGATCCGAGGTGCGCCTGCGCATCCTGGGTATGCTGATCCCAGCGGCCTCGCGCCACGGGATCAGCGACCCGGAACAAATTATCAAAAGTGCCACTGGGTTGGAAAATTACGTGGTACAGTCCGATCAACCAGACGTGACATCGCCCGACACGTCGAACAGGCAGACGCTGACCCGGCCCCGCAAGGAAAAGCCAGTGGTCGCCACACCTGACTTCCTGACCCCGCCTACGGTGGACAAGTCGAAATAAGCCCTCGGGTAACTTGTTTCCTTATCCACTGCTAGGAGGACATCATGTCTTTTGAAGTCACCACTGCTTTCGTACAGCAGTACACCACCAACGTGCAGCTTTTGCTGCAGCAGCGCGGCTCCAAGCTCCGCGATTACTGCACCATGGGTTCGTACACCGGCAAAGCTGCCAAGGCTGTCGAACAAATCGGCGCGGTCACCGCGCAGCGCAAGACCAGCCGCCACAGCGACACCCCGCTGATCTCCACCCCTCACGATGCTCGCTGGATTTTCCCCACGGACTTCGAGTGGGCCGACATGATCGACGACCAGGACAAGCTGCGTATGCTGATCGACCCGACCAGCCCCTACGCACAGAACGGCGCCTATGCACTGGGTCGCTCGCTCGACGACCTCATCATCGAGGCCGCACTGGGCAGCGCCAAGACCGGCGAGAACGGTGTCACCACCACGGCTTTCGCGACGGCTTCCCAGTCGATCGCAGTCGGCGGCACGGGCCTGACCATCGCCAAGCTGCGTCAAGCCAAGCGCATCCTGACCGCCAACGAGGTGGACATCGCCAATGACCCACTGTATCTGGCCGTGACCGCCACGCAGATCGACAACTTGCTGGGCACGACCGAAGTCACCAGCGCCGACTTCAACACCGTCAAGGCGTTGGTCAACGGCGACGTGGACTCGTTCATGGGCTTCAAGTTCGTGAACATCGAGCGCCTGGGTGTCGATGGTTCTGGTGATCGCCGCTGCTTCGCATGGGCTAAGTCTGGTCTGCATGTGGGCATGTGGAACGACATCAACACCAAGATCACCGAGCGCGCCGACAAGTCGTACGCCACTCAGGTGTACGTCAAGGGCACCTTCGGCGCCACTCGTACCGACGAGAAAAAGGTCGTCGAAATCATCTGCGATCTGTGATCGAAAGGAACCTGAATCATGGCTCAAACCTACGCTCCCGAAGTTGCCGGTCTCGGCACCATCCCCACCACCCAAGGCTTTGGTGGTGTTCAGGGTGGTCGTCTGCGCCGCTTCCGCGCAACCGTCCCGTTCGCCGCTCAGGCGTCCGGTGACACGATCGTGCTGGCCTACGTGCCGGCCGGTCACACCTTTGCCTTCGGTATGGTCAACGCGAGCGCCACCTTCGGCGCCAGCGCGACCGTTGCCATCGGCACTGCCGCGTCGTCCGGCAAGTACCGCGTCGCTGCGGTGCACACGGCTACCGTGCCCACCCTGTTCGGTGTGCCCGGTGCCGCTGGCGACGTGCCCTTGGCGTCGCCCGAGACGATCATCATGACCGTGGCTGTCGCCGCCCTGCCGGGCAGTGGTTCCGCAGTCGTGGACCTGTACTTCTCGGCTCCCTGAGTGACGGGGGCTTCGGTCCCCGTTTCTCCATCAGGAAAACACAATGTCCTCTGTTGTTGAAGTCTGCAACAAGGGACTGGACAAGGTGGGGCACGGCCCCATCACCAGTCTTGCCGATGGCACGAAGGCCGCAAACCTGTGCACGCGCAACTGGGCCATCATCCGCGACCAGGTGCTTCGCGACCACCCGTGGAACTTCGCCGTCAAACGCGCGGTTCTCGCCCCTTCCGTCACAGCCCCTGCGTGGGGATTTGGTTATTCGTTCCCTCTCCCCGCCACCTGTCTGCGGCTGCTCGAAGTGCGCGACCTGAGCACGGGGGAATACGAGCTTGAGGGCAAGGCGATCCTGGCCAATGCCACGGTGCTCTACATCCGGTACATCGCTCAGATCACCGACCCCAACGAGTTCGATGCGCTGTTCATTGACTCGGTGGCCTGCCGCCTGGCGTTCGAATTGTGCGAGTCGCTGACGCAGAGCAACACGAAGAAGAACGACCTGTTCCAAGAGTACCAGGACAGTCTGACCCGAGCCATGCGCGCCGACGGCCAAGAGAACCCGCCCTCACCGTTTGAAGAAGACGAGTGGATCGCGGTGAGGTACTGACGTGGGCAAGGCCAGCCCTATACAAAACTCGTTCAATGCTGGGGAACTGTCCCCGCAGTTGAAGGGTCGCGCCGACCTTGAGAAATACAAGAACGGCTGCGAGACCCTTGAGAATTTCATCCCGCAAATCTTCGGCCCCGCGCGCAAGCGCCCGGGTACGCGGTTCGTGCGAGCCACCAAGGACTCCACCAAGAACAGCCGTCTGATCCCATTCGAGTTCAGCACTACCCAGTCGTTTGCGCTGGAGTTCGGTGACGAGGTGATCCGATTCTTTGCCAATGGCGGGGTCGTGGAGACATCGCCCGGCGTTCCCTACGAGATCGTGAGTCCCTATGACCACCTGGACCTGGCGCAACTGAACTTCGCGCAGTCGGCCGACGTGATCTACATCGCGCACCCCAAGTACCCGGTGTACAAGCTCGCGCGCCTGGGTGCGACGAACTGGACCATCACCGCCGTCGTGTTCGCCCGGCCCCCGTTCAACGATCAGAACGTCAGCGCCACCACGCTCACCGCGTCGGCGCTCACCGGCTCAATCACCCTCACTGCATCGGCGTCCCTGTTTGTCGCCGCCGATGTCGGATCGTTCTTCGCGATCTCGATCATCCCCGCTGCCGACTTCAACCAGTGGACCCAAGGGGTCGCGCACACGTCAGGCCAGTTCGTGCAGTACCGGGGTCGGGTGTACGAGGCTCTGACCACGGCCAGCGCCGGCTCGCGTCCCCCGATTCACACCGAGGGAGACGTGAGCGACGGCGCCGTCACCTGGCGCTACCTGCACGACGGCACCGGCTATGCGCGGGTGACGGGCTACACCAGCCCCACCGTGGTCAACGCCACGGTCATCACGCGCCTGCCCACCACCGCCGCCACGAAGAAGTGGGCCGAGGGTGCCTGGGGGCCGCGCCGCGGCTACCCGCGCGCCGTGACCTTCTACGAGGACCGTCTGTGGTTCGGCGGGTCGGATTTCCTGCCACAGACCCTGTGGGCATCGGTGACCGGTGACTATGAGAACTTCAAGTACGGCACCAACGACGATGATGCGCTGAACTACACGATCAACACGCAGGACTTGAACACGATTGCGTGGCTCTCTCCCGGCAAGGTGCTGGCTGCAGGCACCGCCAACGGCGAGTTCACCCTGAGCGGGAACCAGGTTAGTGACGCGATCACGCCCACGAGCATTCGGATCACGCCGCAGACGACCTACGGCTGCACCGACACCGTGCGCCCGATCCGCGTGGCAGCGTCCACCCTGTTCGTGCAGCGGTCGGCCCGCAAGATCAGGGAATACACCTACAACTTCGAGACCGACGCCTACGTCGCCCCGAACCTCACGCTGCTGGCCGAGCACATCAGTGCCGCAGGCATCGTGGACATGGCCTACCAGCAGGAGCCCTACCAGGTGGTGTGGGCGCCTGACGGCGACGGGCGCCTGCTCGGGCTGACCTACGAGCGCGCAGAGGACGTGGTGGGCTGGCACCGGCACGACATCGGCGGTAAGGTCGAGTCGATCATCACCCTGCCCCATTGGGACGGGACTCAGGATGTACTGTGGATGATCGTCAAGCGCACGGTCAACGGCAACACGGTGCGCTATGTCGAGTACATGGAGCAGTACCGCAGCAACAACCTCGCGTTCTACGTGGACTGCGGACTCACCTACAACGGCGCCCCGACCACCACGATCACCGGGCTCGCGCACCTTGAGGGTAAGGAAGTGGACATCTTGGCCGACGGCGCCGTGCACCCGCGACGCACCGTCTCCGGTGGGTCGGTGACGCTGCAGGCTGAGGCATCGGTGGTCAACCTGGGCCTGCCCTACGCCGCCACCCTCGTCACGATGCCGATGGAAGCCGGTGCGCGGGACGGCACCTCGCAGGGCAAGACCATGCGGATCAACAACATCGTGATGCGCCTGTTCGAGACCGGCCCGGGTCTCTGGTACGGCTCATCGCTGACCAGCCTCGACGAGTTGCACCTGCGCGGACCCAATGACCCGATGGACAACCCAGTCCCACTGTACACAGGGGACACACCACTGCTTCCGTGGCCCGGCGAATACGAGCAGGGACCGCAGATGGTGGTGCGCCACCAGCTACCCACCCCGTGTACACTTGTGGCACTCATGCCGCAGGTGACCACGAATGATCGTTAGACCTTGGAAAATCGGTGACACCGAACAGATCATGCTCCAGCCGGCCCAACAGTACACCGGGTCAATCGCTGACCTGAGCATGGACCTGACGCCTCTGTCGGAACAGGGGCTCGCGTGGACAGTGGAGCACGACGGCGTGGTGATCGGGATCGGGGGCCTGTCGCCCCAGTGGGAGAATCGAGCGATCGTGTGGGCACTGCTGGCCGGCGACATCGGTCACCACTTCACCGCGATCCACCGCGCCGTGCGCCGGTTCCTGATCGACGCGCCGTACCGCAGGATCGAGGCCCACGTTGATGTGGGCTTCAAAGAAGGAGTTCACTGGATGAAGCTGCTCGGTTTCGAGTGTGAAGGGTACATGCGGGCTTTCAGGCCCGACGGTGCCGACATGCTCCTTTTCGCAAGGGTGCGGTCATGGCGTTCCTAGCACCCCTCGCGTTCGGCACAGCGGCTGCTGGGACGACTGCCGCCACAGCCGGTCTTTTCGGCACTGCTGGCGCGTTCAGCTTGGGCACCACTCTTGCTACGGTGGGCAGTGGTCTCGCCATTGCTGGCGCGGTGGGCCAGGGTCGTGCTGGTCAACAGGCGGGCGAGTACAACGCCCAGTCGGCGTTGTTGGAGGGCCAGTCGCGCGAGAACGCGCAGCGCGCCGACGCCGCGCGCAACCAGTCTCGCATTCGTGCCAATATCGGCAAGTCTGGTGCCACATCGGCCGGCACCCCGCTCATGGTGCTCGCCGAGTCTGCGGCCAACGCCGAGATCGACGCCCTCAACACCCGCTACACCGCGAGCCGCCAAGCCGACGTTTACCGTGCCGGTGGGGCGAACGCACGCCGTCAAGGCAACATCATGGCCGGCACCTCGTTGCTCCAGGCTGCTGGAAAATTCGCATAAGGACACGCCATGGCCAAACTCCCACTCTACGAACAGCAGACCTCAGTCGGGTCAGTGCGCGCATCAGCGCAGGACTTCGGCGCAGGGGTCGGGCAGGCCACGGCGCAGATGGGCGACGCCGTGTTCGACATCGGCAACGCAATCCAGACTCGACAGAATGCCATCACTGCGGCTCGTGACCTCATGGGTCTCGACAAGGAGCTTCAGGAGGGGCTTCAGGCGATGGAGGACACTGAGGACATCACCGACCCTGCCGTCGCTGATCGTTTTCGCAAGAGTGCCGAGAATCGCGGAAAAGAGATCATTGCCAACCACAAGGGCAATTCGGAGTCCCGGGCACGCTTGCAGATGCAGGTGGAAAACCAAGTCGCGCAGTACGTCAAGTCGGCCACCGCTACCCAGGTCAAAGCGCAACAGCAGTTCATCGGCACGATGATCGACCAGAAGGCCAACGAACTGGCGATCAGTGGTGCGTTTGCCCCGGACAAGATCGGCGACATCTTCACCGAGCTTGACCGCAGCATCGACATGATGGCCGACGCCATGTCGCCCACGCTCGCGGCGCAGTACAAGGAAGCCGGGCGCTCGCGCATTGCCACGTCGGCGATCCAGCAGCTGCTGGTGCAGGGTCAGGCTGGCACCGCCAAGGCGCTGCTGCAGAACCCCGAGATCGGCAAGTACCTCAACGCCGACACTTCGCGCAAGTTCGCCATCGACATCACGGTGGACGAGCGCAAGGGCGAGTTGGAAACTCAACGACAGGACCGCAACGTCGCATCGTGGGGCCAACGCATCGGGCGCAACCTGACGCCCGAGGAAGTCATCAAGGTGCGGTCGCTGCCCGAGAAGAAGGACATGACCGTCGCCGACCAGATCGTCGAGTACGAACTCATCACGGGTAAACCCGCACCCCAGTCGGTCGTGGACCAGTTCTACAAGGTGGACGGCCCCGGCAGTGGCGCCGGCATGTTCGGCAACAGCCTCCAGGGGCGCGCACTGTCGTTCGTTACCGAGAACGCTGTGGCCTACGCCAATGGGTTGCTGACCCC